CGCTTCCCTTCGACGTGCCGAAGTTGAACGCCATCACCGCGCCCATGAAGCCGGACAATTGGCCAAGCATGAACACGATCAGGTCTTTGTTGTCAGTCGGTATCGGGAACACATAGAGCGCTGCCAACGAGCCGATGAACGCGCCGCTAATCCAAGCAGCAAGGACGTTACGCACGGTTTCCTTGTTCATGCCAGCGCCCTTGCAAGTTTGCCGTGGTAATTGTTCCGAGCGTAGGCCGCGCCGTTGTAACCGCGCGCAAAGGCACGGCAGGCTTCAGAATCGCGGCTAAGTGCCCGCAACGGTCCTTTGAGGCCGAACGTCTCGATGTAGCGCACCAGCATCTCATAGTGATCCGCTTCGCTCTGCACCGCCGTCCACGCCATCGCATAGGCAGACGGATAGCCGAGCGCTTTCCAGTGCCCGCCCATCACCTGAAATTTACCCCATGACGCAGACGAAAACGCCGCGTCTGGATTGCGGCCGCAAGCATCGGACAACTTGCCCCAACTGCTTTCAGAATAGCCGCCATAAGTGGGATTGCTGAAAGACGATGGCGACCATTTGCCGCTTGTCAGACGGTGAAACCAATGCCGCTCAAACAGGATTTTCGGCCGGCCGGAATTATCGAACCCCCCGCCACTGCTTTCCACCTTGGCCACCGCGTTGATTTGCTCAACACTGCACCCTAAACGCATGGCATAGGCTTGGATGTCCGCAACTGACACCGCAGGCGCGTTCAAGTTGGTGAAGTGGTCAAGTAACGCTTGACGACTGGCAGGCCCCCACTTGCCATCCGCGGCGACGCCTAGGCGGGTTTGCAGGGCGGAGACGTTCACTTGCTGCGCTCCCGATCTTCACGCGCCCGTTCTGCTAAAAACTGCACACCCACTTCGATGCGCTCCAGCTTCGGGATAAGCGTGTCCATTTTGACCTCTTGCTTGGTCAGGCGCATTTCGTGGTCTTGGACATCGGCCCACACGACACCGAACGCGAAAGCTAACGTCAGAATGTTCAAGCCGAACGCGCCAAAAGAAACCCACTCGGCCCGCGTTGCTTTCGTCATTGTCACCTCTGCTTCAGGCATATTAATCGTCCTGCGAACTGTAATTGATAAATGCCCGGTGGCAGTGGTCAGGCTTGTCGCCCAGCAACCGGAAAGCGCCGTCAATGACCGCCGCCATGATCCGGCCCCAGCGATGTCCGTTGAACGCCGCTTCGCCCACAAACGAGGAAGTCATGCGCCGCCCCGATGGCTTGGAAGCCAAACCGAACGGATAGAGTGCTCCCTGCCAGATAGTGCAGAGAAGGATGGTCATCGTCACCAGCACGGCGAAGGCGCTTTGGCGAAGGCGGAGTGCAAAGCCGATCATGGGACAACCCCCGCAACAATCGCCACGGCCACAGCAGGCGCAACCCAATCCGCCCATTCGTCAAACTTGCGCCACACGCGCGGATCGAACGGCCCCCACCAAGGCATGTTTGCGCGCCGACCGGCACCGTAGGTTTCGATCCAGCGATACTCAGCCTGCGCCAGTTCACGCCCCAGATAGAAGGCCGCGCCCCATGCGGCACCTGCCCACCAGTTGCCGGTTATCAGGCCCACAATCGCCTGCACCGCCAGCGCGATGATGATGTGCCCCACCGTCACAGCAAAGCCTCCAATGCGGCGATGCGCTGCTCTTGCGCGGCGATCAGGAACAGTGCCAACTGGTCAACCCGAAGGCCGAAGCGGTTGCCAGCATCGCGCGGTGGAGCAACCACGTTGCCATCTTCATCAAGCAAAGCCTCGGCATGATCCCACTGGTCAAAGCAGAGAAAGGCGTAAGGCGTATCCCCCGGCAGGCCGTCAACGATAGGATCGACCAGTCCCTCGTCTGCCATGATGGACCACACCTGTTGCGCCCGCGCGCCAAAGTGCAGCCGTGCCCCATCGCCTTTTTCCGCAACAGCATCAAGCCAGCGATAGAAGCCAAGTTCTCCCGCGATCCGCTTGGCCGCGCGCAACTCGGCCTTGGTCAGCCCGCCGCGCCATGCCTTTTCGCGTTCGTCAGACGTGTTGATTGTGCCCGTGCCCGCATAAACCACAGACCAACGGAATGATGCTGTTCCCAGCGATTGTGCATTGTCAGAACCAGGTCGGACAATGCCTGTATCACGCGCAATAAACAGCGCAGATACACCCGTACCACTTGCGCTATGGCGCAGAATATCCAGACCCAAACCAGAGATATTGCGGAAAGTGAATCCATAGGTGTCATCAAGTTCTCGCAAAGCAATCTGACTTGTCGATCCTGAAAGAACCCTGAAATTTTGTGTGCCGCCTGCGCTGAACCCCCCAACATCAACGCGGTTTTCGTCACGCGCAAAAAACATAGCCTGTACGCCGGAGACGCTGGAACTGTGACGCAGGACGCTAAATCCCGAACCCGCCGTGTTTTGAAACGTGAAGCCGAATGTGTTCGCAAGTTCAAAAAGCTGAATGCGTGTGGTTGCGCCTGATTTAAGAAGCAAAGTGCGTGTCGAACCGGAGCCATAGTCTCCAATTTCAACATCGCCGTTGGCAGTATAGACCCCACCATCTGATCGCCGCGCTAAAACATGATCGCCTGTAACCTCAACACCAGCCCCCGCGCTTGTCCGCGCCAGAAGGGTGTCAGTGGTCTTAAGGTGTGCTTGATCGGCGTAGGTTGCCCAATCTTGTTCGGTAGCCATTTTTAACCCTCCAATCCAGAGTTCGGCCATCCTGCTGCGATGTCGATGGCGAGCAGTTCAGCCATGTTGGCAGCGGCCTCAATTTCGGCCCGCAGTTCCCGCGCCCGCTCGTGGCAGGCGTCCACATGCGTCAGGACGGCCAACGCCATCGCAATCATGCCGTCAGCGGTGAGCGCCGCCGTGCTGTTATCAAGCATAGTCCATGTGACCGAGTACGGTGCACCCGCGCTCTTGGCGATCAAGGCACCAAGCGCAGCACCTGACACGTTCGACCGTGCCTGTTCATCGCTGTCCACCGCGCCGAATGGCGTTGGCGCTCCTACATCAATTGCTGCGTTGCGCAGCGCCCGAACAGTTTCCCAAACAATAAGCCGGTTGCCGGCGACCGTGAGCGCAGACGTTGCAAGAGCGCGCTGCCCTTCGCCTGCCTGAGCATTGAGCAATTCAGGCTGGCACCGCCCAGCGCGTTGTGCTGTTCCGGTCGAAACATCAAAAACCACGTAATCTGTGAACATAGCTTATCTCTTTGTTTCGAGAAGAAAGAGCGAACGATTGCTTACGCCACGATCTGTGACGCCTGAATTTGGCGTGACTTTAACTGCATATGTGTGGGTTCCCGCAGATGGCGTGTGGGTGAAAGTCGCTGAAAATGTCTGCAAGGCCGATGTGCAAACCATGTCGAGAATAAGCGAACCGTCGAGATACAGGCCAACGTCTGCGTAAGCTCCGCTGTTATTAAATTGGCTATTGAAGAACACGAAAACAGGCTCGCCGGTTGTGGCAACTGTCAACGTCTGAACTGTTGTCAATGTTGAGGGCGGGCAAAGAATTTGGGCGGCAGTGAACGCGCTGTTCGCTTCCGTCACCGCATTCCCTTGGATCGCCCCGGTCGCCACCTGGTTACTGGCAACGCCGCCGCCTGAATTAATCGTGCTGGAAACATCGCCCGCAGTGATTGATCCCACAGGCGTCCCGGTTGGCGCTCCGACCGTTGCTCCTGCTGCGATCCCTGAAAGTTTGCTGGATTCCGTTGTGTTGATATCAGCCAGCGCAACCGGCGTTCCGCTCAAAGCATTGTAGGCAGACAGCGCATTAGCACCCGTCACCCATGCTCCACCTGATCGCAGCTTGAACACTGCAAACGCGCCTGAAGTATCAACCCACAAATCTCCATCAACGGGCGATGCTGGGGTAGTGCCGCTATATGTGACGACATTGCGCGTGGCATTGTCCTCTGGCTTGCCTGATCCGCTTACACCCGCCCAAGTGGCAACCGTTGCGGCCTTGTCCTTGATGGCCCGATCTAGTTCATACAGTGCCGCGTCATAGGTATCCCGCGCCGCGTCGAATGTAGAGCGGGATACCGCCGTGTCTTGGGCCGTGTCGTTCCAAGCAGGGGACAGGCCCGCAAGGAATGCCAGCCATGCTGTCCGCGCCGCACTCGCTGTTGTCGTGCTCACAGACAGCGATGCAGCGATGGCAGAGAGCGATGTCCACTTATCTTCAAGCCGCGCTGCTTCTGGCACCAGCTTGGTGATCTTTTCGTTGCGTGAAAGTAGGCCGTCGTCCGCAAGGCCGATCAACTGGTCTATCGCGTCGTTGGCATTGGTATAGGCCACATCTGCCAGTGCCAGTGCATCGCGCAACACCTGATTGGATGCCAGCGTCCATGCAATCCTTGGCCGGAATCCGCCCAGCGTGACGGCAAATCCGCCTAGTAAAATGCCGCCTTCGTTTACCCGGTCGTAAAACGTGCCGTCGGCCGCAATCCACGTATCGCCGGGGTTGCTCTCAGCAATGCTCGGCATGGCAGGCGTCGTCCATACCTTGCCGCGCGCGAGTGCTAGTGCATAGGCAGCAGCAGCGCCCGCAGCGGCCCAAGCCACATCGTCTCGGTCTTCGGGCGTTTGGGTCAGCGATGGCGTTGGTGGAGGAACCGCAGTGCGGCCTAGAGCATAGTCATGCTTTGCAGGAGTTTCACCAAGCAACGTCAACCGAACCGACATCGTGCCGGGTTCAATCACACGCCGTAGAATTACGGCCTGCACATCAGACAAGCCCTCTTCGGGCAGATCGATATTCAGGCATTCGCCGGGGCGATAGTTGCGCAGGCGCGGCCCACACGAAAGCTCAATAGTGCCAAGCTCCCGCCGCTCTAGCAGTTCATATGCGGCCAATTGTGCGGATTGATCGGCATTATCGACGAGGTTGTACTGGCGCTCTTCCTTCTTTTCTTCGCCATCATCCGCCAGCGCAGTGGTGAGAACAATCGGCGCGCCTGCCGTATATTCCCAGTTGTGATCTTCCGACCGCCACTTTGGAACAATGGTATTTATCCGCTCACGGTAGCTGCGCATTGCCGTGATTGAACCACCTTCGGAAGTCAGATCGGCAGCCGTAACCGTGTCGAGCGCGATGCGCGGCGCATGATACTTTACCGAAAGGACCGCCCCGGAAAACACAGGCTCGGCACCACCCGCCGCCATGATGTCCTTCAGGTTCTTCCAACGATCGTCAGGCTCAAATACCAGCCCCGAAATTGACCATTCGTTGGCATCACAAACATTCGCCCACGCCGTCATTACAGCAAGGTCGATAGCTTCTACCGGCAAGCCTATCCCAAACACCTTCTTGCCGTTCTGGTGGCGTCCGTAGGCATAAGCGATGGCATGAAGCGCCGGATTGGTCGAGTAGGCCCATGTCGCTTCGTTATTGATACGCTGCGCGCCAGAGCCGCCCGGATAGGTGCTATCTGCGCGCGGGTCATAAACCTTAACGCCTGTCAGAACCGCGCCTGTGTTGGGTAGGCCGCTGGCAAATACCTTGCCTGCCTTGTCGAACTTGAAGTTCCACAGCGCCGCCGCTTGACCAGACAGCTTGTGCGCTGCCGACCACTCAGGAAAGCCCGACCAGAAAGGCGCAAGTGCCGCAGGTTGTGGCGTCAGGCCAAGTTGCGTCGAGGTGGAAAGGAACCCGCCGAAATATCCCGAGACAGGCGCAAAGTCCGCCTGAAGGCTTTCAAAGCCGTTGATTGGCCCGCTGCCAGAATAGACCACGACGCGGCCAAGATAGGGATTTGGCACATCACTCAGGGTTGCCCCATAGGCAGCCGTATGCCGCAGCACCCCGCCGAAATAAGTCCGCCCCATGGCATAGGGCTGCGGTGGATCGACTTGCACCATTAGCTGGTTGACTGAGCCGCGCGCCGGCGGCGGTTTCGTCAGAAGTTGCGAGCCGAATGAGGCAACAAGCCCAACAACGCCCGCGACAGCGGCAATCGTTGTAAGGGTTGCTGCGCTAGCGCCAAGGAACGTACCAGCCCCCGCCAGCGCGGCACCACCTGTCGCAACTACAGCAACCACGCCGGCAATAACCGCGACGACCTTCAATACCTTGGAAATTTAAGCCTCCTACGGTATGCGTTGGCGATGATGGTCATTGCTTTATTCCTTGCTGCAGCCGGCCCCATTTCGAAGTGGGATGAAAAGACGCCCGACTTCGATTTCACATCGGCTTCACAAATTTTCGATATTGAGAGATGCTTGATCGACACCGAGAAAATCTCTGCGCCTTACGTCTATCGCCAGCCTGACAGGCCCGATGTTTCGACAATTATTTACACGACACCTTACGGAGTCACTGGCGCGAGGATTGATTTAATCAGAGTTGCCGGAGGCACTCATGTCCGCGCTTGGAAACCACCCAGGACCGATGCAATTACTCGGTGCGCACCAATCATACCCGCCACGCCTTCTCAATAAGCAAGGCATCCATGACAACCATGCGCGGCTGATCGTCATGCCAACCGATCACTTTTCCGCCAACATTGACCACCATCGCGCCGATGCCTGCTTCGTCCTGAAGCATGGCAACGTCGCCAAGCAGCATCGCGGCAGGCGGTATCTCGGTTAGAATTTCGTCAATAAGCTGCCCAACATTTTCCGCGCCACGCTCTTTCAAGGCGCGCTTTGCGCCAAGCAGAGAGCGGATGTCGGGTATTGTCGGCGGCTTGTGGCCCATCTGAATCAAGTGGAAGCGGACCATGTGAATGCAGGTGGACCGCTTCGCCCACTCAAACTTTTTCTTCCCGAACCGCTGCATCGTGGCTTGAGTTGCAAGTTGCCGCCGGAGAAGGTCACTCATCGTCCGAAGATTCCCGCCTGGCTTAACATGCTCGCATAGCTGGACGACCCAGAAGGAACAGAATTCCGGGGGGCTTCGACACCCCACGCGATGGAAACCGTCAGTCCGCTTGCCTCGTCATGGCCGAGTTCGCCCGGCCATATCGACTTATGCCAAGACGCGTTCAGGCTGTTGCCGTCGTTGCGCATGAAAAGGCGTTCAGCGGTCGAAACGATCTCTGTATCCAGGGTGCGGGTGCGATTGCCAAAATTCAGCGTCGTCTTATCCAACTGCCCATCAAATTGCAGTTCCGGCGTGCCCACTAACAAGCCCGTCGATGGCGAATACTCGGCAATGTAAAAACGCACCCGCGACTTCTGAAAGCCGGGTTGCGATAGATCCGCCGCCGATGCCGTGCGTCCGGGAATGAACGTCATCGAAAGCGCGGGCACTTCTTCGCCTGCGCCCTCAGACAACGCTTCGACAGATTGCACCGTGCCAAAGGTGCTGTGTTCGGACAGGAACAAATCGCTGCCCCAATAGAAGAACCCGCCGTCGCACAGGCGCACGGTTTCGCCGGGCAATTCCATGACCAACAAGCCTGTGAGCGCGACCATCAGCCCCACTCCTCAATCGTCACTGCGAGGCCCAAGTGGTGCGCTAGGTCCATCTGCCAGCCCCATTCTTCGCCAACCACAAAGCCGTCGATGATAGGTTCTGCCAATTGGATCGTTGCGCCGTTGGCAAACGGGAACCTTAATGCAGGCGTGATCTGCACTGTGGCCTTGCCGTCCGATCCAGCGGTTACATTTGCCGCCACATTGTGCAGGAACGACCGCGCGCCATTGCTGACCGAGAACCAGTAGCCCTCTTTGATCTGATAGCCAACTGTCAGGCCGCGCACGTTCATTGTGGTGCCTGACTGCCCAGCGCCGTCAACCACTGGCGCACCGGGCGCACCTTGATCGACACCCAGCAAAGGAAAATCGGTGATGATGCCTTGTGTCTTGCCGCGCAGGAACCGCGAGACGAAGACCAGCCCGGTTTCCTTGTTGGGCATCGGCGGGAATTGTAGATCGATCCGAAAGCGTGAACCGGGCCGATCTAGCCGCTGCGATGCCGCACCAGTTCCCGGCCTTTGCATTGTTCCATAATCAATCAGCGTTGCAGTCGCGCCGTTAGGAGCCGGTAAATCAGGAAGTGTGACTACCACTAGCCAACCCTCCGCGATTGTGACCGCGCGGCCCGCGCGCCGGTTTCAGCCACACTGGCGCCTATCAGCATAGGAGCCGCGCTTTGGACTGCGCTTTGTGCGCGCCCGTCAACGATGGCCGTAAAGTAAGGCGAAGGCACGATCTGCACGCGAGAACCGCCAAGGGCATCGTTCGGAATAACCTGCGACCCCCGTGGCAGGTTGACCAGTTCCGGCCCGCGCTCTCCGACCAAGGCCATGCCGCCCGGCGCAAAGTTCGTGCCGTTGGCGAATGCTGGAACGGCCTGCGGTGTGTTGATCCGGGTTGCGACACCCTTGCCGAAGGCACCGAGCGAACCAAGTTGCAGGCCGAGGTTGATCACCGACGACAGGATATCAACCACCCCGCCGCTTTTGATGGAATTGGCCATCGATTGGAACGCGCCGACCGTATCCTTGGCCATGTCAGCAAAGGTTCGGGCGATCGCGACTGCCGAGGTTTCAGACTTGCGCTTCAGCCCATCGATCGCTTCATTGACCTTGTCCATTTCGTGCACGAACGGGTCGGCAAGGATAAGCGGAATGGCCGAATCTGTCGGACGGCCTTGAAGAGCAAGCTGTTTCTTCCCAGCCTCTGCAAGTTCGGGCGTTATCAGGCCAGCTTTAGCGCCGTCTGTCAGCTTCTTGAGTTTGGCTTGATATAGGTTCATCGCCGCAGCGTCAGGGAACAACTCGTCAAGCAACGGCTGCAATTCTGCCGCCAGCTTCTGGAATGCAGCCTTGGTCTTGCTGGTTGCGCTGCCCGCCTGACCAACCATGACCGCATCAAGGCGAAGCATCTGCGCGGCGATGCCATCAACCATGTCGGGCACGTAGGAATGGCCCACCACAGCATCATACATTCCGAAGAATGCCCGCTTTACCGTCTCGATTTTATCAATGACTGGCTGCCAAACCGCATTTAGCCTATTGCCCATCCAGTCTTGAATGCCCCGAACCATGCTGGATACAAAGCCGATGACAGCTTGTGCCAAGCCGCCGAAAGCATTGCCGAGCGCGTTCACAAAGTGGCGGCATAGGTCGGTTGCGGCGTTCAGAGCGCCCGAAAAATCTCCTGAGAACAGCGCGACAATCACCCGCACAGCGTCAGCCAAGACCTGCACCGTGCCAGTGATCAAAGATGCCAAGGTGCGCAGAACACCCGGCAACGCGCCACCGAACGCCTTGATCAACACCAGGCCGATATTGCCGATGGCTTGGAATAGCCCACTGTCGGAAATCTCTGCGAAGGCTTGCTTCAATGCGGCGACCAGTTCGACCAACGCTGGCCCGATCGCGGCTTGAATGGCCGACCATGTCTGCTGAAGGACAGGAGCAATCTTTTCCCAATTGAGATAGATGGCCGCAGCGACAGCAGCCAGAGCGGCCAATGGAACTAGGATAGGTCCGAGCGCAGCCCCAAGCCCGACCAGAGCCGCTTTCGCCGCTACGAGGAGCCCGCCTTGCGCAAAAGCCGCGCCCAACACTGACAGGAACGGTGCCATAGCTGAGGTGATTGCGCCTAGGCCGATCATGACAGGCCCAAGCACCGCAGCAACCGCCCCGATTGCAATGACGGCTGTCTGCATTCCGGGCGACAACTGGCCAAATGCGTCGAGGATTCCAGTCAAAGCGTCGGTGATGCGTGGCAGCAATGGCAGCAGTTTCCCGCCGACTTCCTCTTGGAAGTCTGCCCATGACATCTGAATAGCCGCGAATGGATCGGCAGCCCGCATCGCTGCAGCAGAGCCACCAAATTGACGCTCCAACTCTCCCAGCATGATGGTTTGCGCACCAGCCATATTGCCGACTTTGGCCATGGCCTCAACTTGCGCGATCTGTTGATCCGTGAACTGGATGCCAACGCGCTTCATGGCATTAATGCCCTTTACAGGGTCATTTAGTGCCTTACCCACCATGAGAGCAGCAGACTGCAAATCCGTGCCCATGCGCGCGGCAAGGTCCACAGATGCCTGCTGTGCGCGGTCAAACTGCGTGCTGGCGACATTGCCAAACGTCAGCATATTCGCCGTGACTTTGCGCAGGATGTCGTCGTCGTCGTACAAAGACTTGCGCATGATGTCGCTGGCCATGCCGGAAAGTTGTTCGCTGGTACGTTGAGCGCCGTCACCCATCGATTTGAGTGCGGCATTGACCTGCCCGATCGCCTCTTGGCTTTCCATCGCTGCTTTGACGGATGCCGTTGCAATAGCGGCCAAAGGCAACGTGACGCCGACGGACAGCTTCTTGCCGATGTCCCCCATCGACTTGCCCATTGCCTCGATCCGCTTGGTCGAGGCCCGCAACTGCTTTTCGGTTGCAGTAAGTCCCGAGCGGAACTCGCCTGAATCCAAACCGAGCGATACTAATAGCGAGCCTAACAGCGTGGCCATGCTATCCCCTTTCCACTCGTCGGATGTTCATTTCTGCGCCTGAAGCTCTGATGGCTTTCAGAACGGCAAGCATTTCAGCAGGCTTTTGACCCGATGACTTGCGCAGGTATTTAGCCAACGGCCCCAATTTGCCGACTTGCGCCGCCGCACTAAACCGCGCTGTGTCGTAAGCCTGCCGGATTGAAGCTTCAGCTTCGCTTTCAAGCCGCTTGCGCACGCCCGCCATAATCACTTGGAATGTGGCCAGTGATTGGTGCCAGAAACTATCAGGCTCCAACCCGGCACTCACCCACATTTCAAGATAATCGAAGCAGGTTAGGCTTTTGCCCGTGTCTTTGGCTTGACGTTTCCCGCTTCAGACGGCTTAGCGCCGAACTTTGCAAAAAGGTCTGTCAGAGCCTTGCCGACCTGAGCGCCGCCGCGTGTTGCAATCGCCAAAGCTTCGTCGTTGTCCATGTCTGGATGATCTTGCACCGCCAAGCAGCGCACCACCAAAGCAACCTGAGACAGTGACATCTCCTTGCCCGCAAGCAGATTGATGCCCTCAGATTCCGCCAAAGCAATTGACCGGAAGTTCAGGCGGAGGGTGATCGTCTCACCCTCCATCTCAAACGAGGCTTTTGAGTCAATAGGCGCGACCATTATGCACCTGCTGCTTCAGTTGACGCGCCAGTGAAGCGCACGGTAAGTGTTGCAGTCATGCGGTCATCAATCGGCACGCCGCGCTCGTAACCCTTGACGATGCAAGTGCCCGTGACTTCCCACGTTCCTGCACCATCCGGCAGAACCACCATGTACTCCCGCGCCGCGCCATCGTTCAAAGCCGCGCGGCAGATCACATCCGTGGCAGAGCCGGGGACATAATTCATTTCGAATGTGCCTTCGCCGTCCTCGATCAGACCGGCGATGTATTCGCGACGGCGATTTGCCGACTTGAAGTGAGTGGCTTCAACGTCCGAAACCTGAGGGTTAGGCAGGCTGATCGAAGTGATTTCGCCCAGTTCCGTGAGGACATCGAGAGCCGATGCGAGGTGGAATTCAGTCCCGTAGCCGATTGCCGCTTCAGTCATTGCATTGTCTCCTGATTAATTGTGCCAGATGAGCGCATCGATGCTGTCACGATGGACAAAGCCCGTGTCGGTGTTCGCGCCCAAGTCCCGCACGGTATCAATGAAGGCGCGCCGAAAGGTCACACCCGAAACCTCTGCCGCTGGCGCAATTGCCGCTATCACCGCCGCGCTCAGCGCCGATGCCGTAGCCCGCGTTGCCGCAAAGCAATCAATTTGAACCCGCGTTTCTCGAAAATTTTGGAAGCCGCCCATATGTTGCGGCCTGCCATCGCTGATCGTCCGCAAAACAACCGCTGGATAAGATGAACCTTGCGGGCGCACCGTCCAATCTATCCGCGTGCCGACAATGGCAGCTACCCCGGCGTCATCCTTGAGCCGGGTGCGCAGTGATGGTTCAAAACTCATCGCGTTGCCTTACGTGCCTGCCGTGCAGCCGCTTGGGTGATTTCCTGATCTAGTGTGACGCGGATTAGATTGAACGAATTCATCTTTTCCGCCTCCCAAGCTGGCCGCATGTAAGGTTGCGCCGGGTGTTGATCTGTCCCGAACTCATCAATGCTGGCATAGATATGCAACCGTGCGTCTTTGCTCTCATCAATTCCCACGAACGTCCGCACGATATCGCCCGCGCTGGTTCGTTGAAACGCGCGGATAGCGCGGCCTATCGAAATCGACTGTTCAAGATTGCGCTCATCTTTGGGTGCAAGTTCTCTGGCCTTGTCGCGGATCGGTTCGGCGGCGCGCTTCAACGCCCGTTCCGCCACCCTCTTTGCCAAAGCCTTGTTACCTAGCGCCTTTAGGCGCGCTTCAAGTTCTTTGCCGCCGCGAAATTCAACCTTCATCGCCAGCCACCGCTTGAATGCGGATGCCCTCTTTGCGGCCAATCTCCTGCACGCCCTGAATTTCGAATCGAGTGCCGCTGTATTCGATCACCCATTGCTCTGTAATTTGCCGCGTAAGGCTGTCTGAGCGCACTTCGAACACAACTGGCAACTTCGCCTCGCGTCCGGCGTTCTCAAACACCTCGCGCGCCATGGCTGGGATATATCGGGCTTTGCGCGTGCCTTGGCTTTCCAGAGCGCCGGGTCTGGTCGTGTAACCATCGTCAACCGCAGCACCCGTTTTGAACAACGTGATTGTGCGGTCCAACGCCCCGGCCTTCACACCATCAACTCACGATAGGGCAGGCATAATGATTCAACTGCAAATGGCACTTCAGAAATGGCGCGGTCTGTTCCCGCCTCACGATTGGCAAACCAATGGCCGACCAAAAGCAATTGCGCGCTCACCAGATCGGCAGGAGGCGTTGCAAAGCCCGCTTGATAGGTGATCGTGATCGGCGCGTATTCAGCAGCCGAAGGCCACCCACCCACCGGAGCGTAAACCCGCCCACTCACGAGCCGCGCGCCAGTTACGGATTGAGGCTCGTCGTCGGTGTCAACATATTGGATGCTGGTCAGCGAAGCTACAGGCCCGCGTGATAGAACGATATAGCTTGGAAAACCCGTTACCGTCTGAACCACTACTCCAGCAGATAAAGCCTTACCTGTGTAGTTCTCCACCCATGCCGCGCTTGCCTCGATATACTGTTCAATCAGATCGTTGCGATCATCATCCTCGTATTCGAGGTGCTGCTTCGCAAGGGCGAGGGTGAGAGCCATTAGTCTGCGACCGTTGCCCAAGAGCCGGTCGCAGCCGTGACGCGGCGAACCACGTAAGGCGGACAGAAACCCACTTGGCACCCGCTAAACGTGATCGTTGCGCCATCTGCGTTATTGAACGGAACAATCGTCACATCACCCGGAGAAAGGCAAACAATCGCCTTCACATTCAGAGGCAAATCACTCGCGCCCGGCGTGATTACAGCGCCGCTATATCCGAAAGCAGTAGGCCCGCCCGTGGGAATCTTAGGCATGATTACTTGCCCTTCTTTGCGGGTGTTTTAGGAGCCTGCTCTTCTTCGATATCGCGCTTTGCTAAGCCGCGCGCTTCCAGTTGCTTCGCTTCGCCTTCAGACACGGCGAACTCATCACCGGAATGCAGATTTTCGGCCTGAACAGACGACACATGCATGGTATCGAGTGCAATCATTGAAACTTTTGTCATGGTGTTTCCTTTCCAGACGCCCGCACGTGGCGAGGTTCAGGAAAGGGGCTGGTTTACGGCCAGCCCCTAACGTGACGATTACGAGGTCAGATCGGTGATCTGCGTAGCGAACACGCCCTTCACGAATGCAGCGGTGTTGTAGACCGCCAGCGCAAGGCGTTCTTCCGCCAAGATCGTGACCAAGTTCTTGCGGAAGTTCTGATCGTCCTCGGTCGAAATTTCGACACGAGCATCCCAACGATCGAACAACTGCGCAGCGCCTTCGAAAGCACCCGTCAGGAATGCACCCGAAGTCATGGCCTGCGTTTCCACCACTGGCAGGCCCCAAACGCGCGGTTGCAGTCGCCCGGTAGGATCGCCGATGATATAACCTCCCGTCGAATCCTTGAGGGTTTCGATGGTCATCCAGTCAGTTGGGTGCAACACCACACCTGTTGCCGGAAGGTTGGCAAGCGATGCCTGGAGGATGGCAACGCGCAGAACGTCCAACTTGGTAGGCGATGCAATGACAGCAAGGTTTGCGGTCGATGCAGTTGCCTGCGTGTAGATGCCGTTCAGATCGGTACCCGTGCCGCCGCCGTTAAGGATCTGGTTGTCCTCGACGTACTTGAGGCCATAGACCAAACGCCCGTTGATGTAGCTTTGCAGCATGGGCACATCGTCGAGAATCTGGCGGGTTGCCTGAACCCAGTGTGCGATAGTCGTCACGTTGGAAGTGACGATATCGAACTGGATTTCCGACTGCGCCTTGGTTGCACCGGACGTTTCCGAAACGGTTGCGGCCGAGTTCGTGAAGCCCGATTCCTGAATGAACTGGATGGAGTTCTTGTCGGTGCGGCCAGCGGTGATGAGATCACGCATGGTCAGGCGACGGGTTGCCACATCCACAACGCCGGGAACGCGGTCAGGGACGATCATGTCGCCCGCGGAGCCGTTGGCAGCAGTCGTCAGCGACGAAATGATTGCCTTGACTTCGACACCGACTCGACCGCGCGAAAGACCGCTCGACAGGAAACCCTTGATCGATTCATCTTCGGTGACAAATTCGCCCAGCGACTTCTGCGCTTCGATGGTATCGCTAATACCGCGCGAAATCTTCTGCTCGAGTTCGTCAACGCGGGCCTTGGCTTCGTTCATGCTGGTGATTGCCTGATCTGCCAGTTCCTTGACGGCGTTGCTCAGTGCTTCGCCGCGTTCAGCCTTGCCGAGCGCGTCGGTTGCAATTGCCTTCACTTCGTCATGCTTGCGATCGAACGCAGCCTTCGTCTCGGCGGCAATCTCTGCCACAGATTTCATTTCACTCATGTCATGTTCCTTGGAAAGAGGGCCTATTCGCCCGTTGTGTTTGGCGACATCGCGGCCCACAGAGCCGCGCTTGAATCCGCCTCGGGTTTGTCAGGCTCCCCCTGACCAATTCGCAGGTTATGAACGCGCACCACGCGCTCAGCTTCTGCATTGGAAAGGCCGAAGGAATCCTTCAAAAGCCCCTCCCACTCGCGTTCGGTAAGCCGGTCCCCGGCTGCTAGTCGATTGCGAGAATCTTCAATCTCTTTGACGCCCGAAACGAGCGCCTTGGGGTTCATGCCGATGCTGACCAGAGAAACCTCATGGAGAAATACCTCGACCAGTTCCCGCACCTTGCCAGACATGCGCTTTACCGTGGCGTCATAGCCGATCGACAGCGCAGCCAGAGCGCCATCCTTGACCAACTCGTAAGCCTCGCCGCCATCGCGGGTTTTGACGCTGATCTTGCCTTTAACGACAAGACCATCAGCCGATTCCTCGAACGTGTGCCATTTGCCCACAGGCCGATGCTGGTCGTGGAACAACAGCATGGGAACGCCAGACCGCCCAAGCAGCGATTTCGCAAAAGCGCCCTTCAAAATACGGTCGTTGCCGAAATCGACGTTGTCATATCCGGCAGCAAGCCCTTCGATATGGCCGGTTTCGTCAATGCCCTTCACTTCCCAAGCGAACGAATTACGCTGCATCGGCTGTCTCCGTCAGTGGGCGATTCTGCATCTGCACCCGCGCCACTTCGCCGCCATCGACAGGCGGTAGGTTTTCAAGGGCACGAACCTCATTCACGGTCATCGCGCCCATGCTGGTCATGGTTTGGTAGAAAGACGCCCGCCCGGCACTGTCGCCGCGCAGCAATCCCTCAAGGTTGAACTCGATTGTGATGCCTGCCCGGCGTTCGGCCAGTGTCAAAAGCTGCTTTTCCAGCGCCGTCTCGATTCGCTTCAGCCGGCGGCGAAGCGTGAACTTGGTGAATCCGAGCGTTTGCTGTTCGAGGCCGGTGCCCCAGCTGGTGCTGTTCTCGGTGTGCCCGATCATGTGGGGAGGAACGCCAAAGATCCGGCATACTTCCTCAACACCGAACCGGCGTGTCTCCAGCATCTGCACATCTTCAGGCGAAATGGTCAGTTGTTCCCACTTCACGCCGTTATCGAGCAGCATCGGTCGACCCGCGTTGATCGCGCCCGCAAACTTCTCCGAAAGTAGATCCTCGGCAATCCGGCGTTGTTCCGGCGTCAGCGCCTTGTCGGTAGACAACACGCCTGAAGGCAGCGCGCCGTTTGCAAACATCGTGTTGGCAGCCTTCTCCGCCGAGAGAGCACCCTTGAACGTCTGGCGGCACATGGCCAACGGTGACACACCGCCCAAGGGATTACCGCCAAAGCCGCGAATGTGCAGGATGTTTTCCTGAATGAGTCTTTGCGCCTTGCCGTCCTCGGTCCAAGTGTATTCGATCCCACGCCCGGCCAATCGCTTGACCGTGACTATCGCGGGGTTGACCGGCGTCAGAGCATTGATTGTGCCGTCATTGCGCTTGGCTATTACTGCATAAGCATTGCCGTGCAGTTCAAGGCCAGCACACATGTATTCCCAAAAGTCGACCGAAGTCTGGTCATAGTTCGGGCTATCGTGCAGCACGAAATACAACGGATGATCTTTCGCGACAGTGCGAACGCCGCTTTGATCCGTCCGGTAAACCATCAGCGGCAAGGATGCTTGTGTTCCCGCCAGGATATTGACGCAGGCATAGGCAGCTGCGAGGCCCATGACGTTCCCGCTGCCGCCGCCGTCCGAATACTCGGCCAGCGAAACGGTGTTGGTGCGAAAGTTGGTGCCGTCCTGACGCGATACGTCAGCCCAAGGTTCGCCCAGCCCAATGATTGCTTTCGTTTCGACAGGCCAGCCCAAGGCTTTCAACGCGCGGTCATACAGCCTCATCCGCGCAACGCCTCTAACCAGCTGTCTACTGACACTTCAGGGTCGGTCATCATAGCCTCAACCCCTTCCGCCATCGTCAGCGCCACAAGCCCATCGATCCGGCCCGTTGCTTTCGACTTATCCAGTTTCCGATTACCGGCGGGGTCAGGGACCGCCACCGCATTAGCTGCGCACATAGCAAGCACCGGATGCCCGCCATGATGCACAACGCCATTCAACAAGTCCGCCTCGAGCGCATCGAGCGCGGGCGACATACTCACATAACCTTGCCCGAACGATTCCATCGGCAGTTCAACACCCTGTCGCTCAAACGCACCCTTCAGCCTGTCCATTCGCCAGCGGTCAAAACCGATCTTGGCGATATCCAGCCCCGCGCAAATCTGGCCAATGTCTCGCGCTACGAAATCGTAATCGATCACCTTGCCTGGCGTGGTCCGAAGCATTCCGCTCTTTACCCAAACGTCGTAGGGTGCCCGGTCACGCTTCGCCGCCTCGGCAACATTGTCCAAAGGCATCCAGAAGAACGGATGCACATGCAAAACACCAGCCTTGCGGCAAGTCAGAACAAGCGCGGTCAAGTCGGTCGTGGCTGAAAGATCGAGCCCGCCGTAAACTAACCCGTCCAGCGATTCCGGCGCGACGTTTCCAGCCTTCCAGACCGTTGGCGATACGAACGCCGAAACCATGTTGACGCGCTGGTTGAGATAGAGGTTGCGGAAACTGCTTTCGAACGCTGGCATCCGCTGCGCCTTTTCCGCAGCTTGCTCCAACTCAATCCGCGATCGGAACGAGCCAAGCGCAGGGTTGGCCTTTTCCCACTCAGCCGGGTCATTCATTTCCGCGTCTTCGTCGGCAGAATAGACCATGCAGACCGTGTGCGGATCCGCTGATCTTACCGCGTCGTCAATCCAGATCGAAAGCAAGTCAGCGTCGGTAGGCGCTTGCGTCGAGATGACGAACTTGAGCCCGTCATCGTATGCACCCTGCGCCGTTTCCAGCGCCTCGACAAATGCGTCCTTTGCCCCGCGAACTTGCCCTAATTCATCGAACACGATCACCGCAGGCGATAAACCGTGTGCCGTTTTACCTTCCGCAGCCAGTGCCCGATATTCAACATTGCGCGTCAGGCCAATCAACCGCTTGCCCGACGGCACGATCCTTACCAACTTCGCCAGCGTGAGGTTCAAGTTGATCATCTTCGACGCGAGGTTGAACACCAACGCCGCCTGATCGCGTGATTGCGCCCCCGATACGATTTGGCTGTTCACTCGCGCTTCCGGCCCGGCAATATGCGCCAGGACCAAAGCTGCGATCAGCCCGGATTTCCCATTCTTTCGTGCGATCGACAGGATTGCCAACCGTGTGCCGTGCGGATTGTCGTAGACCCGCTTGATGAAATCTTGCTGGAAGGCGTCGAGCCGCATCGGCCGGCCGACCAGTTTGCCCTCTGGAACCCTGCAAAACTCATGCACGAACGCGAT